GACAATTCGGCGGCTCCGGGAGATCCTGCCGCGAGCCGAGGCACAGACCCGGACGCTCTCAGGCCAGATAGAGCAACTCCGGTCGTCGATGCAGGTCCTCGGTTACGAGATATATCAGGGAACGACCCCAGCTGTGTCTGCGTTGGTGACTGGCCTCCGTGGGGTTGTCGAACCCATGTCAGAGAACCAGTCGGTGGCCCGCGCGCTCGGAGCTGGTCTCGTGGGACTCACAGCAGCGATGGCTCTAACTACTGTCGCTCTGGGAGCCCACATCGCGCAACTGAAGCTTGCTACTTTGTCTCAGCAAGGCCTCCTAACACAAACGGTCGCTGGGACAGCGGCCCTGAAAGCTCAGTCTTTCGCCATGGTAGTGGCTTCGAAAGCCCAGTGGGCGATGACGGCGTCGACGGGGCAGCTCACGGCGGCGACGGTGACAAAGACCGCAGCGGTCTGGGGTTCGGTGACATCGCTGTGGGGCTCTGTCACGGCGGCGTACGCATCGGCCGGCGCGATGGGCGTCCTCTCTGGGGCAGCTGGCCTCGCCGCCGGCGCTGTGACTACACTTTGGACTGCCCTCGGCCCTATCGGCCTACTTGTCCTCGGCATCACTGCGGGGATCGTCGGTCTCGGAGCCGTAATGAGGACGGACCTATTTGGCGCAGGTAACCGCGCCGCGTCGGTCCTCGGATTCTTCGGCGAGAAGGCAGGGGAAGCCTATCTGGTTGGCAAACAATTGGTAGGGATACTCTACGAGCTCGCCCGCATCGGCGCGACGATCGGGGCGCTTTCGCTGACCGCGCCGTTCGCAGCGGTCCTAGCACTTCCGGACTTCGTCTCGGATGTCGGTCCGGATGTTCGGCAGGCAGCGATGGGGCTCCCGCCGAAGGTCGTCGAGGGGCTGGCCGCGCTGGGCCCTGCCCAGTACGCCATCCCGATCCTCGGGCCGATGCTGCTCGCGAGAGACATCATTACGGATCCGGACAAGTGGCACAGTGCCGGCGAACAAATCCCGGCGATGATCGCGTCTGGGATCGCGAACACGGCATCGGAGCCTGTTGACGAGGTGACCGACGTCGTCTCCGGGATCCGTTCGCGACTGCCGTTCTCGCCGGCGGAGAAGGGCCCGCTCGCGACCATCGACGAGTCGGGGCCGGGGCTCGTCCGGACGCTTGCGACGGGTATCGAATCGGAAGCGCCGATGCTCACATCGACGCTGGAGAACGTCTTCAGCGCAACCCCGCCTGAAATGGCTGTCGGTGCGGCCTCGGACGCCGTCGCCCAGTCCGCGAGCGGGGGTGGTAGCGGGCCGACGTACGACGTGACGGTCACGAACAACATCGACGCCACCGGCGAGGGGTCGGCTGAGGAGAGTGTCGAGCGGGCGGCCCAGCAGGGGACATCGACGGCGCTGGAGGAGTTCTTCGACAGCCTCGCGAGGGAGACATAGCAATGTCAGGAACAGTCACGATCGGCGACGTCGTCATCTCGGCGACGAACGTCCTAGACAGTGGGGCGTGGAACAGCCCGAGCAAGCGGACGGAAAGCGGGTTCCAGTACGACTCGTACGTCCGCCCGGAACCAATTGAACTCTCGGTCGAGGGCTGGATCTCGGTCGACGATTACGGTCAGATACGGGCCCTTCGAGAGAGTGGCGACCCTGTCCCGGCGTCGACGGACCAGTTGTTGATCTCGAAAGCGAAGCTGACCGCTCTCGATGTCGTTGACGAGCAGGGCCAGTCGTCGCATTACAAGATATCGGTGACGATCGAGGAGGTGCGCGAGGCGACGGTCGAGACGGCGGAGATCACTGTCGAGACGGAAGACGGTGCGTCGCTCGGAACGGCAGCTGGCGACACCGAGAGCTCACTCGCCCAGCCGGAGGACACGGATGGCGGACAGACCGAAGAGGAGACGGGCGGTATCGCCGGCACGCTGTCGGGGATTCGTGAGAGCCTGTCGGGGGTGTTCAGCTAGATGGAGCAGATCCCGATCCCGGAGCGCCGAGCTCAGGAGAAGCGTCCGATCCATCTGGAGTTCATGCCACGGTCGTTCCCAGGCCAGCGGTTCGCTGTACGGTTCGACTGGAACAGCTACGCGGGTCGCTGGACAGTCGAAATCGAACACCTCCGCCGGGAGTTCACTGTTACAAACTCCATGGCGACGCCGTTTCGGCCATACTCGTATCTTCCGTACCTCGTGTTTATCCTCGCGGACTCTGCCGGCGAGGTCACAGAAGTCACGCCAGAAAACCTCGGAGACGAAGTGAAACTCTGGATCTTACCGGGACCGTCCGGACAGCAACCGGAGGGTGAGTGATGCCGTGGCAGCAGCACCGCCATATCGAGGCCGGCGAGGTCGCCCTCGATGGGCTTGACCTCTACATCACCGTGACGAAACCGAAGGACGACCCGCTCGAGTTCTCAGCAACGACGTGGAATCTTGCAAGCGATACCTGGTCGCGTATCGAGACGGGAGACCTCTGTCGGATCGAACTCGGCTGGGAAGACGGCGACGTTGAGACGGTGATAATCGGGGAGATCGACACGCGGAAGCGCACGCCGGACGGGGGTGACGTCTCTTACGAGCTAAGCGGAATCGACCAGACGGAGAAGCTGATGAAGACCCGTCCGAACCGGTCTTGGTCACAGAAGTCGTGGCTCGAGAAGCGCGCCGACCAGATCGTTGAGTCCATCGCGAACGAGCTCGGACTGTCGGCCCAGACCGAACTGGGAGGCTCACCGATCCGAGGGTCGTGGGCAGTCACGCCAGACAAGACCGTCGCGCAGTGGCTTGACGAGCTCCTCGAAATCGCGGCCGAGAAGACAGGCGTCGAGTGGGAGTGGTTCGCAACGGGTGGCCAGATCCACTTTGCGCCTCGCAGTCAGGGGACAAGCGAGGCCCCACAGCTGAGCGAGGGCGGGATGCTCCTCTCGATTGGGGAGAAGTCCGACACGAACGACGATGCTGAGGGGCAACTGGAGTTCGAAGCGATGCTCGAACCTCGCATCGCGAAAGGTGCGACGTTGTACGTCGAGACGGACGGCATTCAGGGCCCGTATCGCGTGAGCGACTACGAGTTCCAGAGCAGCACGGTGACCGGAGACCACGTTGTTCGCGGGACGCTGACGCCTATCGAAGCAGACTACTCTGTAAAAAATGACCGCATGGGATCAATCCAGAGTCGACTGTCCGGACTGTAACGGCGAGGCAGTCGCAAAGACCGACAAGTGGGGACAGATCACTCGATACGAATGCCCTGTGTGTAACTGCCATATCGATCCAGAGGAGGCACGATGACGGGATTCGTGGAGATCCTCCGGGAGTTCATCCAGAGTGAGATTCGTGGCATCTACACGCTGACGTTCGTTCGAGTTGAAGAAATAGACACGAACCGCCGCGCGGTTGTGTCGCTGAAGTCGGACTCGGACATCGTTATCGACAACGTGCCCGTAGCGAGCCCGTTCGCTCGGGACGGTTCTGGGATGATCACGCCGGTCGAACGTGGGGATGAGGGGCTCGTCCTCCACGCTCAAGAGCCGCTGGAGAAGCAGATCCAACAGCGCGGCGAACGACCCCCGGGAAGCGACCGCCGCTTCCAGCTGGAGGATGCCGTGTTGCTCCCACTGCTCTGGCTCGACGAGGATGATGTCCCCGAGCACGAAGTCAACGAGTTCCAAGTCGCGCTCCCTGATGATGGGTCGGTATTCCGGATGCTTCCGGATGGTCGCGTCCGCGTTGAGCACGCCTCTGGGAACGTCATCGCGATGGACGCCGACGGCGCAGTGACGATCGGCTCCGAGGCGAACGCGGCGGCTGTACTCAACGAGGAGGCGACGATCAAGTACGATGACACACAGCCCGATGGGTCGACGTCGACGAAGACGGCAACGATCACTGACTCGGGGACAGAGGACATCAACGCATCCTAACAGATGAATTACAAACGCACACTAGCGCTGAACCCAGACGGGTCGTTCCGTACAGAGAACGGGAGTCCCGTCTGGATCGAGGGCGTCGCAGCAGTCGAACAGGAGCTGAAAACCATGCTCGCGACAATCCGCGGCGAGGATCTCGTCGACGAGGAGCATGGGCTTCCCGTGTTTGATGTCGCCGGGGCGTCGCCGCCGATCGTCGAACGTGGGATCCGAGATACGCTGTTGACCGACGATCGCGTTGAACGAGTCACCGACGTCCAGATCCCGGACCCGGGCCCCAACCGCCGAAGTTCGATCGAGGTCACCGTGACGCTCGTCGACGGTGAAGGGCTGACCTTCTCCACAACGCTAGATACATGACAGGTTACGGAACACAAGATGACGGTACGTTCAGACGGAAGCACGTCGACACGATTCTCGATGACCTCGAACGCAGCTTCAAGAACGAGGCCGGAGACGATGTCGAACTCCGTCAGAACTCTCCACAGAAGGCGTTCCTTGACACGGTCGCTCCAGAGCTCGCACGACTCTGGGTTTCAGACGAACCCTTGTGGGGTTGAAGCGGCGCTACCGCGAGGATCGAAACGAGGTTGAGTGGCGTTTCAGACGAACCCTTGTGGGGTTGAAGCAGGAACCGTGCTTGACGTTTGGGGTAACAACGACGGGTTTCAGACGAACCCTTGTGGGGTTGAAGCGGGAACCTGATCGACGACGGCGATATGCCGCCAGTTTCAGACGAACCCTTGTGGGGTTGAAGCAGATATCCCGGCTGGTGCCTCTACGACGAGGGAGACGGTTTCAGACGAACCCTTGTGGGGTTGAAGCGCGCTGAACCAGCAGCATCCCGCCGCGCAGTTGTTGTGTTTCAGACGAACCCTTGTGGGGTTGAAGCCGCGTTTGGATCTGGGTCGTGAGTCGCGACGTGGTTTCAGACGAACCCTTGTGGGGTTGAAGCCAGTGCCTCGACTGCGTCGTCACTAACCTCATCGATGTTTCAGACGAACCCTTGTGGGGTTGAAGCACCGTGGCCGTTGAGTTCGAGAATGACGATGTTTCG